TTAAGGGAGGGGTAAATTAGTCAATGCAGGTGATATTGCTATCACTTACACCGAACCGTAGTCGTCTATACGACTACGGACCACCCTCGTTGCAATCGTGCACGGTGAGGGACCGTGTAAGCCAGACCGCTGCTCTCTACATCGCTATTTCCCTTGCGGGAAAGAGCTAGAAGAGAATCTTGGAGATGCCACCAGGCATCATTAGGGGGGCGAATAGTCGCACCTTTAACAAGAAGTAGCTTGGTCTCCCATCGGTGAAGATCCGTGTTAAAACGCACGGAATCCTCATACTTTAGGAGTGTATCCAAGCCACAGGACTCATACCGGAATATGCCTTGCGAATCAGGGTTATTGCTTATATGCAACCTACCCCAATCGCGAGACAAACGCCGATATATCCAATCAGCAGTCGAGCGGTAACCACTACGCACCAAGGCGCAAGCCAAGGTACTTAGCGAGGCCGCTCCGGCTACAGTTTCGGTATCTAGCCTCCTTAACCTATGAGGCGTAACATTGATGCCTTTGAAGGCATCCACGCCACAGGATTCTCGGAAGAATCCGTGCCTAAAGGTCTTAGTCGTATTCGGAATTGCTCCCGAACGCACTAAGGCCCTCACAGCACCATCATAGTATTTTGTAGGAAACACGATATCGTCACCGAAGACAAAGATATCACTGCAGTTTTCACCATAGTGAGATCTAATGCCAGCTCGAACCAAAGCATAGAAGACAAGGCTCTGAACGGGAAACGTTAAAGCGTTACCCATAGGAGCCCACTTTCTAAGCGTAATGACGCGACCATCCAGTAACTTTACTTGGCTGGCACGACTGCATGAAATCCACTCATACGCGAAGTCTCCGAAGAGATACTTCACTAACGAGCAGCTAATGCGATCGCTAGCCTCCTTAAGATCAAGAGTACAGTACTCACGATCTATAGAGGATGCTAATGCTAGACGCCCGTTTACAGTCTGGTCATTGAAGGTTATCCTTCCGTGACAAGGTGAGTATGGGGACATGATAGCATGTTCAAGTAATCGCCTACAGCCTTGTTGGATCCACACTGACTCCTTAGGATGAACGCAAATTAAGCGTGGTCCTCGGGAATCTTTGGGAACCGCAACAAGACGGGACACGATCGTGTCCTCTTCAATGAGGCTATCAGCATGCTTCACATAGTGGTCCCACCAAAATGATGGGATACCACACATGTAATCAGCATGGGGATAGAAACTCTCGATAGGACGATAGATGGTAAGGAACTTACTTTTATCATAGCTATGGCACGAGGGATAAACTGCCCCCGGACCATGGCCAGGTAAGATCCTTCTCCAGTCGATTTTGTATATACATTTACCGACTATCTGTCGCGCGAACGCGAAATAAGGCGAATAAGGAGAGGAAGCAAAAGCTTCATCCCAATTCGCAATATCCGCGTCGGTATTTTCAAACGTGGCTTGCGCCTCTTTGAGTTGATCATTTGTTGGTTCGAACTCGATCTTATAGCAGAACAAGAGGACCTGTCGAATGAACTTGAGGTACTTTCCATCCATTGAGGACAGAAAGCGCTCCAAGAGTGGTTTTAACCACTCAGGGAACTCGGGCAACCCGCCCGAGCCTTCAAGATAAGACAACAGATCTTTATCAAGCTTAGGTCCTGCTTTCAAGACCCATTCATTAGTAATCTCGTCAGGAGTGCAAAGGTGCACCCCCGAAAGTTCACTAACGTCTGCTAACAGGCGTTCATATATTGCAATAACACATGAAGTAGAGGAGAACCTCTGCCTGTCTGCTATATCTGTACTTACTTCAATCATGACACCCTCCTTATGGAGTGTGAATGAGAGGCAGACAGCCTCTCATGATTCATGGTTCTGAAGTAATCTCGCCACTCCTTACTGCCACTTAGGATAAACCATCCCGGTTTTGGAACCGAGAGGGCCTCCTTAGAGCAAAGAGGAGATACACCGACAACAGGGATAAAGTACACCTCAGAGCCGATTAATTCGACTCGAAATGTACAACCCTTATGGCGGCTAGACGATTGCCAATATCCAACAACTCGACTTAGCGCTCTTTTATCATATGTCCACAGTAGTGATACTGTGTCTATATAATCCGCATCAGTACAGATATCTGCCCCTATGCGTGAGAGCGTGAACGAGCCGGATCTAGCATTGCGTTTTTGTAGTGACATGTTTATTATATAACTAACAGTTAACTAACATAAGCGCTAGCTAGACTAGGGTTTAATCCCTAGTGTAAGCATTACGCAGTTACTTACAAACAGGAACTACTGCTCACGGACAGACAAGATCTCGCCTTCGAGATCAAGTCCATTCGTGTTGGTAGTTCCGTGGAGCAGGTTAACCATCTGGGCCTCTAAGGCCGTGATGATGGCTGCGGTAACCAGGGCATCGTTAGGGCGAGCAAGTACAAGGTACAAGCTCACGGGCTCGATTTTCCCGTCTGTCATCGACATATAGTGGTCGAATCGCACGAGTGTACGTACACCGGCCTTTTTAGTTGCCGAATCTACGTATTCCTGGTGTTTAATCAGGAGCTCGGTGGGCAAAGTTGCCCCACGAGCAGTCTCGCGCCTCAAAGACCCGGATTTATCCGAGTAAATGAGTTTGTAACTCAACGCACTAATCGTTTGATCATTATTCATGTGTTGCTGAACTTTAGCTAACAACTATCGTTTGGCTCTAAGGTTCGCACCAATGTTGGTGACCAGGGCGGCAAGAATGCCGGCCTGTTTCTTTCCAAACCTCCGTGAGGCCCCAACTGACAAGTTGGGGTCTACGCTCTGGCGGTGGTATTGAGTAAGCTCACATACTGCTATCTGCTGTCCGTCCCTGCTATCTGTTTCGCCAACTGTCCTCGGTATTTTATATACCGGGCACAGGGCGCCCCATTTAGTCGAGACGGATACGTACTTAACCCTCTTTCTATTGCCCGTAAGGGCATTATCGAGTTGGTTAAAAACGCCAGACAAGTCAACGAACCAGTCGACTACGAAGGAGAATGGAATTCTCTCCCATAGGAAACTAGCGGGGCCTACGCCTCCAAAACGTGATGCAAGGTAATCAAGGATTTGAAAATCCTCGGTTAAATACTTGTGGTCACGTATTCCGTTAACCGTACAGGTCTTTCTCGGAGTATGCTGAACAAGAATGTCAGCACTCCAATACTTGCCCTGATACGGACTTGCGCTATAACCATCAGGTAGATTGGTACCATTCGCCCCAAAGGGGAGAAAAGTACCATCCACATGATTATGGACAGATATTGCTGTTCCAGCCTTTTCCAAGACAGCAGCCAATTGCTTGCGATACTTTCGCAAGTTTTTGGACACTTTCTTAAAATCGGCGATTATAGGCGCGATGCCGAACACATAATAGAGATATCCACCTGAAAGAAAGCCCCCGGCCTTGCGGATTTGACTCCGCAAAGAAGGGGAAACTCTCTTAGGGTTGACATCCCATCGACCTGGACCAACACGTTTAATCGCGTTGGATGCAATACTAGGAAGGTTAACCTTCTTAGCCAGGTCGGTTAATCCGGTAACAAGCTCGGGAGACTCAACTACATTCAACAAGGAATCAACCTCGTTGCTATTGTAGAAGTCATCAAGCGTGCGACGAATTAACTCATCGTCCGACATAGGGTAACTTACAGGGATATGGTCATGATTTACAAAATCATGAGCCCCTAATCCCCATACATGCCAGAAGGTATACTGGCCGTCCTGCACGAATGTGTTGGGCGGCTGAACAAGGGTTCCACCACCCACTGCAGAGCGGGTGAGGTCCTTCTTCTTGTGTATAACTTCCTTAAAATGACGACCTTTACTAATGTCGTCAGTCATGGTCTCCCAAGCGTTTCGCAGAATGACTCCTGATCCAGCGCTAACAGTATAGGTCCCATGACCTATCCAGTTTTCGTTGAACGGAGCAACTGTTGTTGCTTGGTAGTCGATTACCCTGTTTCGGTTTCGCATATATTTAGTGAACTAAGGAGGGAGTGCCGCCAGG